GCTCCTGACCATCCACTTTCTTCGGGTACACGTAGCGGATCTCACCATCCTTGATCGAGAAGCCGTTCTCCTCGCCGCCCAAGCCATTGATCATCTTCCTCAGATGAGGCCACAGAGCGTCGGCCACTTGTCGGTACACGCCAGCCGTACAGACGACCAAACTCCCCGGCCAGCGGAGCATGTGCCAGATGACCGCGCTCGCGGCGACCATGCTCGTTTTGCCAGAGCCGTTAGCAGCTTTCAGGGCTACCTTCGAGTGCTTCTCGTTCAACGCCCCGAGCACCGCCTCCTGCCAGGGATATACATCGCGTAGGCCAAGCATCATCTTCGGGAAGTTCTTCAACTGCTGAGCCTCCTCCAGGAGCTTGCGCTGCTTCCACGCAGGGATGTGAGAACCCATTCCTAGTGAAGGGGATTTCTTCCGCTTAATTTGCTTGACGGGCATAAAATTGGGGTCGGTAGGGGGAGGGGGTATACAGGTAACACCCACCCCCCTCTTGGGGGTGGTCCCCCCCCGTGGTCTATTTACCGCCTCCGAAGGCTCCGAGTAGGGCTCCGCTTACCGAGAGTTCCTTCCCTCCTTTGCCGGTATGCTCGAGTTGGGCTCTTGCTACGTAACCGCGGGTTCGCTCCAGTAACCACGCGGAACCCTGCCATCCGGGACCGCAGGAACGGACAACGGAGGTGAGGTCATACTCGCCCCGGGTTTTCGCAGCATCGATCTCCTCCTTTCGTTCGGGGTATCGGAGCAAGTACTTGGCGAAGGTCTTATCCGTCATGCCCGCAAGGTGACACAAGCGATCGAAAGGGATCCCGAGTGAAGCGCCGTCGAGGACCCGATTCCAATCGGAAGGAGCAACCTCCTTTGGTGGAGGACCTTTTTTTAGTGGCTTCCGGACAGAAGGAATTGGTGCCTCCTTCCTTTCCACCCTTTCCACCTGGAGCGCTTCCTTATCCTTTCCCTTGGCCATATCGGCGCATTCTCCCCTCATTCTCCCCCTTGCAACCTTTTTGTTGCCCGGTGTTGACAAGATGTGTCTTGTTTGGTTTACTTCCCCCCGTGAACCGATAGTCGGTTCCTTTCAAATCATGAAAAAGCCCCGTATTCCCTCCCATTGGCAAGGCGCTTTCGCTGCCCTTGCTTTCGTTCTAATCATGGCGCTTGTCGCCCTCATCGAATCGATGGGAGGCCTCCAGTGAACGGCTTCATTCTCCATGAGGACCAGCATCGCGTCATGATCGCGACGGGCTTCGAGACCCCTTCGGACAACCGGAAAACCGGCGACATGATCCAAGTGTGGATCCTTGTCCGCTCCATGGATCCCGTCCGCGCAATTCAGGAAGGGTTGGACCGTCTGATTTGCGGCAATTGCGTCCACCGCGGCAACGGCGACGGCTCCGGTCGTTCCTGCTACGTCAACGTGGGCCAAGCGCCTCTCGGTATCTGGCGGGCATGGAAAGCGGGCGCTTATCTTCCGCTCCCTTCCGTTTCCGTTTTCGAGGGGCGGCGGGTTCGCTTCGGAGCGTACGGGGATCCCACGCATCTCCCCCTATCGCTTGCGCTTGCTATTGCCGGCGCTTCGAGCGGTTGGACTGGTTACACGCATCAATGGCGCAAGCCCAGTATGCAAGGTTGGCGTCAACTATTGATGGCCTCCGTCGACACTGCAGCAGAGTTGGTCATCGCCCGCTCTATGGGTTGGAGCACCTTCCGCGTCACCCCGGACCTCGATCATTGGACCTTTGAGACTCTTTGCGCCAGTGATCGCGACGGGACCCCCTGCATCGATTGTCAGGCCTGCGCGGGCGCCCGTTCGGGTGTCCGTTCGGTTTTCATTCCTGCCCACGGGACCGGGAAGCGGCATTTCATCGAAGCCCAAGCTTGAATTTCCCGGCGAGTCCATCGGCAACGGTGGATTCTGCGGGCAATTGACGCCCTTACAAGAAAACATGAAAACCACACAAGTCCCTACCGCAACCCGCAACCCGTACCGAATCAGCGCCATGGAAGCGCTTGAAAACGAGGGTTGGGAACCCTCTGAAGACGGCGCTTTTGAATACGCCCGCCATGCTATGTTCGAGGGTACAAGTCCTGCGTGCTGCACTGAGGGTTGCATTGTCGAGCCCGACGGGCGCTGCAGCCATGGCTGCCCTTCACTCCTAATCGCCCTTGGAATGATCTAATGACCGACCTCTTTCGTGCCCTTGGGTATCTTCTCCTTGGCGCTTTCTTCGTGCTCCTCATGGCGCTGTCGGCCCTCGCCGGGAACTGACAAGTAGGCCATTCTCCTCTCGCCCCCGTATGGTTCGCCCTGCGGGGTTTTTCTTTGCCCGGATCCGGTGTCCACTCGGTCCCCTTCCTTCCTTCCTACTCGGTCACCTAGTGTCCCTACCCCCGGAGCCAGGTTTCGCCCCCTAGGACACCCAATGTCCGACCAGGTCAGACACGCCGTGTCCTACTCGCTCATGCCGGGCTATGCCCCGCCGCTCATGTGCACGATTTAACACAAGCTCCCTCCCCATTTGTCACAAGCTCCCGCTCCCGCTTCCCCGATTTATCACTATTCCCCAATCCTCCATAAGCCATACGGAATTCGGAATTCGGAATTCGGAAATTAGAAATGCTAATGCCCCGATACCTCATCATGGAGCGGGATCGAGTGGGCCAATCATCCCCGGGGTGAATGGAGCGGCAGAATGGAGCGGTTTCGGCCCTTCGATTTCCAGCCCCGCGAACCCTGCCTACCGTCCTTCCACCCTTCCCGCACCCTCCGACGCACTGGTGGCCCATTTCCGCTCCAGCGCGGGGCACTCCCATTCCTCCACCCAACCACCACTCCGCACCTCCGCACCTCCGCAGCAGCCACTTCCCCACTTCCAAGTTTCGCAATCCGGAATCGGGGGTTCTCAAAAATTGCCGCCGAGCGCGGGGCGTCTTAAAACGCCCCCGCAGCGTCTCGGCGATGCTATTTTTGACTCCCTTTTAAGGGAGTATTAAGACTCCCTTTTAGGGGAGATAGCGGGGGAGGCGCGGAACTTTCTGGGACCGTGATTGGAAGTTCCTTCTGGGTACTTGACGGGTGTCCTGGGAGAACGTACCTTGGTTCTCCCATGAGTTATCTAGAGAATGGTTCCACCCTCCGCGCCATGTTCCGCCTGATGCCGCCGATGAGGCACGACGCAGACCCAACTCGGTCCGAGGTCGTGACCTACATCCGCGAGAACCTGAGGTGTGAATTGGGTCGTGCACTTCGTGCGTTTGATTCGATGCGCCACATGAAGAGCGCGGTATTGATATTCGATCGTATCCATCGCCAGTGGCGTGGTTGTGATTGGGTTCCCGCCGAGGAGGTTGATAAGGTATCAATGCTATTGGCAATGATCACTGAGATGAAGCGTGATATATCATCGCTGAGGTCTGAGCTTCGTAAGGTGAAGGGTGAGGTAGTGTGGCTGCGTCGTCGCAAGGGAGGCAGAAAGACCGAGGATGTGGCCGACTCAGACGATGAGGCTCAGGAAGAGAAAAGCTCCCCGGATGTGGATTCCGAGGAGCTGGAGGAAAGGGCAAAGGAAGAGAACTTCCGCAAATTGCAGGAAGCGACTAAGGACCCCGCCTTTTGGGATAACCTCCCTTCCTACCACTCGGTTCCTTCAACTGAGCCCCTGTCATCACCATCGGGTTCCACTGCTCCCACACAATCCCGCTGGGAGAATGCTGAAGATGAAGTGAGTTAGCATCCAGCCTCGATCCCCGCTTGCAAAAGGCCAGTTGGAACCTACGGGGCTTCGACTGGCCTAATTCTACCAGCACCGCGATCTCCCGCGCCCAGTTGGCGAGTTCGCTGGATCCGAACCCTGCGTGGGCGAGTTCCATGGTGGTCATGGGCTCGCCGTCCTTGCGCTGGGTTTTGGAGATGTGGTGCATCCAGATCCAAGCGACCTTGGTCTGGTGGAGGATGGGCTGGAGCTTGTTGCGCAAGAACACGCTGACCTCGCCCTGATCGCTGAGATCGCCACCGAAGTAGGAGAAGAGCGGGTCACCGATGATGACATCGAGCTTCGATCGGGTGATGAACCGGCGGGCGTAGGCGAGGAACGCGTCCCCGGTGCGGACTGCCTCGGTCCTGAAGTGGAGGTTCTCCTGGAGGGTGTAGATATCGGAAGTGGGCATATTGAGCCCCTTGATGACTCCCCTGAAGGCTTCTGCGAGGTCGCCCTTGTCGTTCTCTGCTTGCACGATACCGATGCGGAGTGGTCGCACCGGTGCAACCCCAAAGAAGTCTCTGCCCATGGCCCATTGGATGACGATCTGCATCATGAGGGATGACTTTCCGATGCCGGTTCCACCGGATATGATCATGGAGGATCCGCGGGTAAGCCACCGCTTGCCGATGAGGTTGTCCGGATCTTTGTCGGGATCGAAGTTGATGAGGTCTTTGACCGTGACGACGGTGGCCTTGTCATCATCGGTCTCCCGATCGGTGAGCCACTCTTCCCATGAGCGAGCGCCGAGATTGCTGGCCAACAGCTTCTGCTTCTCAGAGCCCCGCCATGCGCCCGGGAGCCGGGAGAAGCGCGATGGGTTCTTGTTCTTGGGATCTACATCGGGGATTGCCGCGTAGATGGCGTCACGGCGGGCGTCCCATTCCTTGCGATTGGGGGCATCGACACGGACCCAGGCGTGGATGGATTTGCCACCGGAGTCAATGAGTACGCTGATCGGCAGGCCCGAGGATCGGAGGAGCTGTTCCTGCTCGGCCTTTGGCTTCTGATCGAACTCCACCAGGACATGGCGGTAGGCCATCACATCGTTGTCGGAGCCGCTGTAGAAGTTGGGCTTGAACGGGTTGATGCGGACGAAGACGCCTTGATTCCGATCGGGTCGGAAGAGGATGGACTCGGGGTCATCGAAGCGGGCGATCCAATCCTCGACGGGCAGGAAGGATCCGCTGGTCATGGGGGTACCGTCCTCGACCTGCTCGCAGATGCAGACCACCTCGGTGGGCGCGAAGGCGGATGTGAGGAACCGCTTGAACTCCGAGGCATCGTGCGAGGCCGGGATAGGCGCTGCGGGCGGGTTTGATGGCGCGGAGGACGCCACGGACCCATCGGACTTCTGTGATGCCTCCACGGGCTTTGGCCGGCTGAACCGGACCCGTGTCAGGTCCAATGGCTCAGATGGACCTGCTCCCGATGAATTGGCGAGGTGGCCGCGGGGCTTGGAGTGGGACTTCTCATTGGCCTGCCTGATCTTGTGGAGGAGTTCGCGGTCCTGCCATGGAGGTTGGCATGAGCGGTTCCAGTCCGATAGGAGCGCGAATGCGTCGGTGTCGGACAGCCCGAAGCCGTGGACTAGGCCCACGGCGGCGGTGTAGGTTTGAGAGTGCCCTCCGGATCCGGAGATGGCTGGCGGTACCTTGGCGAGCCAAAGCGCCGCTCGTTCGAGGAGCGTTGTCATGTCGTTGCGTTGCTGGGTTCGGACTACTTGAGTTCTTTGAAGACTCGATGGAACTCTTGGGAATTGCGGACGAAAAGAGACCCGTCTCGACTGTAGATGGTTACAGTGCGGCGGGTCTCTCCGATACGGTACTGTCCTTGGCCTATAACTTCGACGATTACGGATCCGTTGTGAATGTTGACGAATCGTCCTGTTGGAGCGGTGGGCTGTCCTTGGTGATCCATGTGTGTTGGGTTCGAGGTTTCTTGGGGTAGGAGATCCATCCTTGCTTGATTCCGTAGGCGATGAGGCGTGGGGCGTCTTCGATGAGTTTGCGGTTCACGCCGCTCATGATGGTCTTCTCTTCTTCGGTGAGTGGTTCGGGCTTCTTGTTGTTTTCGAGCCGGCATGAGTACCATGGCTGCTCGTGTCGTGGGGTTTTCATGATGGTGTCACCCGGGATAGGATGCAATTACAGTAGCTTCCCTTGGTCTTGGCTGTGCATTTGGGGTGGTGGATGGGGCTGGCCAGGATGTGTGCTGTCAGTTCGTTGGTAAGGGTGACGAGCATGAGGATCCGGTCGGCGGCTTCAGCGCAGACGACATTGGCTGCGCCGTCTTCACTGTGGATCTGTTGGGCCAGGATCTTGAGGGCGCTTGCGAGATCGCGTGTCGAGGAGTGGCTCATGGTTGTTTGTGGACTTTGATTCCGTTGCCTTTCTGATCGACCAACTCAACGGCTCGAACATTCTCCAAGCGGGCCAGAGTCTTGATCATCTCGATGTGATCATGAGCTTGGGCCACGCAGGTGAGGTGGATATCACCGTCGCCGTAGTTGGTCTTCAGGTTCTCTTTGGTTCTATCACGCCACACTCGGACGGTTCGTCCTTCGGAGAGATGGACCACCTTGATGGATTCGACGAGTGGGAATGAATGGCGGCTCATAGGGGTTTGTTGCAGTGCGGGCAGACCTTGGATGCGCGTGAGCTTCGGCTGTTGGCGGTGTTAGCGACCGGCTGAATGCCTAGCCACTCGCAGAGTTCGGTGTAGGAAGTGGCACCGTAGTTGGCCCACTTGAATGGCCTGATGTCACCAGTCTTGATCGCGTGGATGGCAACCTCCCGTGAGGTGATGTGGAGCTTCGATAGGATTGCCACGTTCCGGGCGCTGAGTCCATTGGTCCAGAGCGACTCATTCTCCTTGAGCGTCTTGGCGGATCGCAGGATCTGGTGGACGCGCTGCTTGGTGAACCCGAGTTGTTGGCCAATGGACTTGTAGGTGTGGCCCTTGGATCTGAGTTCGGTGACTTGGTTTATGGACTCGCGGAGTTTCATCGCAGGGGTATTTGGACTGCTCGGTATCGTTTGCTGGCTTTGTGGCACTGCATGCACAGGCCGGTCTGAGTTGTGCAGCCGCAGCCCAAGCATGCGGCCAATTCGTGACATAACTGCTTCCATCGTTGTAGTTCCTCTACTTCTTGTTGTTTTGGTTTTGGTTCTTGATTTTCCATACGCTGGTTAGGGACACGCCATACTTCTTGGCCAACTCACGGTAAGTGTAGGTTGGGTGGGCTTCGAGGATCGCGGTCTTGATGTCGTCTGGAACGCTGTACCACTTACGGTTAGGACCGGGAGGAATCTCCCGTTTCTTTGCCGTGGCGGTGACGGTGACGGTGCCGAGCATGCGCTGCATCGACTCCTTGGTCAACCCGAATCTTGCGAGCTGGTTCATTTTCTTATTGGTCGCTGGAGACGGTGACGATGAAATCGAAGTTCGTCTGCCAGGAATCGTTGAGTTCGTTGTAGCTGTTATTCTTGATCTTCCACGTTCGCGGGTCGCGGGTGGCTTTGGTGTGTCGGCACCGAATGCGAACGTCGATGGTTTTGAGTGCGGAGTTTCGGAGGTGGTGATGGTGCGGGAGTTCGTGGAGCAGGAGGGTCATCGTCCCTCCAACCATTTCTTGAGGTCGTTCAGTTCGTCCTCTTTGGCTTCCAGTTCCTTGATCCGCTCACGGGCTTTGAGCAGCTCGGTGCGATAGCGGTCTGATCTTGTCCCCAGCGTGTAGATGCGCTCGCCGTCCTCGATGAGCCTGACCTTGTAGGCTTCGACGTCCAATTCCAGCTCAAGCACACGACTGTTCGCACCTCTGAGTTGCCGCTCTAGCTGCTTTGCGAATCCGATCTTCACGAACTGCTGGAAAGCCACGGTGACAACCGCCTGCCGGTCTGTGCGCGGGGTTTTGCTTCCGACCTTTTTGTTGGAGTTAACAAGATGGTTCATGGCTTATCCTTTCCGCTTCCAGACTCCACTCGTTCACGCCCGAGAGCCTCACGAGCATCATCTCGGACGTAGTTGTTCACGGCGTAGCCCAGATCCTCTGGATCTAGGAATCGGTTGATGAATGATTCCATTCGCTTGATCCTCTCGCTGGCTTCATTGAGTTCCCGTTCTAGTTGTCGGCATAATGATGAGTAACAGACCCACCCTCCAATGTCAGAATGGAAACGGTTTTTATCAGTCCTAGGTGTTTCACTCACAGCTTTCCATCCTTTGCGTACATTTCACGAAGCGAATCAATCGCTTCATTTTGCCGTTTGTTCTGCTCTTTCAACCGTTCGTTCTCCAGCTCAATTTCGGAAACTAGTTCTTCATTCAACTGGAGATGCTCCATGTAATACTTCCTCTCCCCTTCGAGCTTGTCCCACAGAGCGCGGAGACGGTTTTCGAGTTGGGTGACATCGGATTGAAGCTCGCGGATCTTGGTGGCCTGTGGGTCGATTGTAGTCACCGTATTCGACGTTGGCATTGTGTAGTCGCTCATTTGCACTCCTTCCATTTGAACTCTGCTTCTCCACGTTCGTTCGCAACCCATTCAGCATGGCCCCTCTTCACCGCTGATGTTTTCCATTGGCTGTTGGTTGACATCGCTCCGATCATCATTCCGATAACAAACCCCAAACTGAGAGGTAGCATCAGAACTAGCCACGGGAAATCATCGTCTCTCACGGCATCACCTCCTTCTCATTCCACAACAGCAGATCGGCGCGAAGAGCGTCGTTTTCCTGCTCTAGCTTGTTGATCCGCTGTTGTAACCGAAGGGTATCACCCCACATCAGCAGATCCTCTCTCATGTCGTCGTTCTCGCTCTCTAGTTTCTTGATGCGCTCTTGCTGCTCCTCCAGTCGCTGCGCTGCCTCAGCAGTTGCTGCTGAGACAACACCGTCATTACCGGCGGATACGATTCGCATCGCTTTGATCAGTGTTTCGGTTGAGGTTCTCACGGCTTGGCCTCCTTGGCTTTGTGCCATTGCGAAGCCATAGACGACCCGCCGCCCAAGTTCCTTGGGTCTGACAGCCATGCGGCCATCGCGTCTCCCACCTCCTCCAGCCGCTTGATGCGCTCATTCGCCGCGTTGAGTTCAATCTCAAGCTGTTCGCACAAATCGACCGCTTGATTGAACGCTGGATTAATTTTTAATCCAGTTGGAGCGTATGCTATCATTTTGAACGTCCTAGGTGTATCGCTCATTCCATTGCCTCCCTGTTTTTCCTCCATCTGGTTACATCGTTTGCGAATGTTGGATCGCAGCTTTCCTCTATCGCATATGCGAGAGCATCTCCAAGTTGTTCAAGCCGCTTGATGCGCTCCTTCATCTCACGCACCACAGCCACTCCCTGCTCGACATCATCGGTTCCTAGCAGTTCGCGGAACTCCTCGCGGAGCTTGTAATTCTGATCAGCCTGTCGTCGCGCCGTGTCACGCTCTGCGATGAGTAGATGGATGCGCTCGTTGGCCGCGTTGAGTTCGCGTTCGAGTTTCATACCTTCAGTTAATAGATATGATTCAGTGCAATCTTCCTGTGCCTTACGAAGCGCCACGTCCATCCTCGGTGTATCGCCGATCATTTTCGTGGCGTCAGGAATATGATCGCTCATTTGGCCTCCTTCTTGTCCTCTTTGATTTCTCGGATGATGTCGCACAGGCCGACGCACATCGCCATGTATCCCTCTGGATTGGCCATTCCATTCCGATCGCAGATATCCTGGCCTCGTTTCATCGCATCCAGACCGACTTCCCGCCACGGCTCTTTGATAAACTCGCTGATTTTCTTTCCTCTCATTTGACCTCCTTCTTCTTCCGGTTCCAGTACGTGATCTGATAGGCTTTGACCTTCTTCGCAGCGCGGTATGCCTCGCCCGCTTCCTTACGTGTAAGCTGGTACACGCCGGTGCCTTGCTGATTCAGCTTCTTGGCCAGCTCGCTCATCGGCCACCTCCCTGGGCGTAGTGGAGGATCAGCAGCGCGTCCGCGTTGCCGAGCGTCACATCGAGGTGCGGGTACAGCTCCTGGGCCTTGCTCTTGAGCTTGCGCTTCCATTCAGGGCCGGTGGCGCATGCCTTGCGACCGCCAAGTCCGAGCGGTTCCTGCCACACCTTGGGTTCCACGCGGTGCAGCGCGTAGCCGGTGGCGTAGGCCAGACCTTGTATGATGCCGTAGTTCTCGTGGAGCGTGGCGACCGCGGATGCCGGGGTCAGCTTGCTGACGAACTTGGGCACCTTCTCGATCCACAGGTGGCTATCTGCCAACTTGAATCCATTCAGAAGCTGCGCCATGTCGGGGAGTGACTCTGGCATTGGGAACAGGAGGATGCCGTCCTTGGTTTGGACCGCGAACCCGCCGTTCACGCCGGGGTCACATGCGATTACGATTCGATTGCTCATTGGTTTTTGTGTTCTGGGACTTGATGGTGAGAGTGTGGCCCACGTAGATGCCTGCGATCACGCAGAGGGGCATCAGCGCCGCCATGGAGATGATGGTCAGTGCGGTGCTCATCGTTTGAATGCCTTCGAGAGGAATTGGGATGCCGCATCGAACTTCCATGTGTGCGCGTTCTTGATTCCGAAACGGGTCAGACAGCGAACCTGCTTGGGTGTGGCGAGCTTGAGGGCCGCTCGATTCATCACACGCTCCAGAACCGCGCTTGCCTGACCGCGGCAGGTGATCGAGTCGGTGGAGAACCCGAAGCTCTTGAGTGTCTTTGCCTGCGATTCAGTGACCGGCTGCGAGTGCCACGGCATGGTCGGTTCCCAGTCGGCCATCGTTGTGTCGTGGATTGATAGGGCGAACTCTAGCGGATCGATGGTCTTACCGGACAGCTTCTTCTTCTGAGCCAACTGCTTGGCCAACGCATTCTCGCGCTGGATCACCGCATCGTTGACGACCTCTTGGAGATCGAACTCGCCCTGCTTGGCCGTGAGTTCATCAGCGATGTCTCCGATCTCATCCTGGCAGATGAGGCGCGTGGGACGCACGAGCTTGTGGCGTCCGGTCATCCACAGGAAGTCGAGGATGGTGAGATGCGTCTTACCGGCATGCAGCCGGGTACCGCGCCCGATCATCTGGGTGTAGAGCGAGCGGCTTCTGGTGGGGCGCAGGCAGACGATGGTGTCGATGCTGGGCTCATCGTACCCCTCGGTCAGCAGCATGGCATTGCAGAGGACTCCGCGCTGCTTCTGGGCGAACCGCTTGAGGATCTCCTTGCGATCGGTGCTGGTGCCATCCACGTGCTCGGCATCGAGGCCGATGGCGCGGCAGATGGAGGTCATCTTCTCCGATGTGGCGATGAGCGGTAGGAACACGATGGTCTTCTTCCCGCCGAACTGCTTGATCTGGGCTGCTATGCGTTCGAGGTACGGCTCGATGGCGTGAGCGGTGTCATTGGCATCGAAGTCGCCGGCGTGGAACTTGACCTTGGTGAGATCGATGGAGACATCGCAGACACGGGCCTTGATGGGTACGAGATAACCCTGCTTGATGAGATCGAGGAGTGTGACCTCGTAGGCCACGTTCTCGAAGAAGGATCCGAGCTGCTTCTTATCGGATCGATCGGGGGTTGCGGTGACCCCGAGGATATTGGCCTGCGGAAAGTGGCTTAGAACGCTCTGGTACGAGTCGGCTGCAACGTGGTGCGCCTCGTCGATGATGATGTTGGTGAAGTAATCGGGAGCGAACCGATTGTGTCGGCGGAGAAGGGTTTGAATGGATCCGACGACGATACGGAACTCTGGACCCGCGAAGTCCTCAGCACGTTCGAGTGCAGCGTCTCGACCGACGGCTTGCTTGATCTTGTCCTTGGCCTGCTGAAGGAGTTCTTCGCGGTGCGCGATGATGAGGGTGCGACCCTGGGCGCGATTGGCTATGTGAGCGAAGACGATGGTCTTCCCGCCACCAGTGGGGATGACGATCAGCGATCGTTGATAATCTTCCCAAGACTGGAAGACTTGACCCACACACTCTTCTTGGTACGGTCTCAGTTGCATAGCGTGTCGTTGCGCTTTGTTGTTTTGGACTCATGTCACCCCCCGGAGGCTGCAAACTCCGGGGGGCTTTTGTTTAGTGGTTAGATGGTGTCGTTATCGCTCGGCACCTTCTTCATGCGACGGACACGCAGGGTGGTTTGCTCCTGCCCGTTCTTGTCGGTGTACTTCTCCTCTTCTAGGACCACGATCATCGACAGTCCAACGAAGCCTTGGAGGAACCGTGTGAATGCTCCTCCGACGCTAAAATCGAACTCGGCACCGTCATCGATGTTGGCTTCGGTCGCGCTGATCAACGCCTGGAGACGCCACATCATGGTGTCCTTGAGGATGAAGCGGTCGCTGATGACCTCACCGGACGGACCCTTGTATCGCAGCGTGGCGACGCTGTTACCGCTCTTATCGAGACCCTCGTCCTTGGCGGACTGGATGACGATGGTGTATTCGCCGGGACCGGCGAAACTTTTCACTTCGGCTTGGGAACGATCGACTTTGAATTTCATGTGTTGGGATGTGTGTTGTTGCTGTTGTTGTTATTCGGACTGACGAGCCGCCCACGCGGGCAGCGAGAGTGATTGGATATGGGACGAGTAGCAGGGCCACGAGTTGAGTTGCTCGCACTCGACGTAGGTTCTGAGCTGCTCCTCGATGATGATGTGACCGAGGCTGATGGCCTGCTCATCGAGTTCGTAGCAGGCCACGCCATAGGGTGCTTCCTTCTCGACTGCGATGAATATGAAGCGCTTCACCCCGGTGATGCGCTGGTACCACGCAGCCTGCACGTGATATCGGAACTGGGCGCATGACTTCCCGAAGGCCACTGGCGATGCGTCCTGGGTGGTCTTTACGTCGATGATGTAGTCCTTGGCGAGACCGTCGATGCGAGCCTTGACCTTCACGCCATTCCACGAGTCGAAGCACGAGACCTCGGTCTGGATTTTTTCGACAAGCAGAGCGGCGGTAGGGTGAGCGTGAACCGCGGCGGCGGCTCCGGTGATGTTGTCCCACTGCTCTTGGTTGAGCGGGATCATTCCAGATGCGATGACCGCCTCGTAGGCCATCTTGCCGTCCTTGTTGCGCCGATCGCCTGTGAACAACGTGTAGGACTTGGCGAACAGCTCAGGCTCCAGGATCGCCATGTGAACCGCGGTCCCGAACTCCAGCGCAGGGGACGACTCGTTCTTGGTCGTGCCATCCTGCCAAGCTCGGAAGTGAGCGGGCGACTTGCGGAACTGATCGAGCCCGGACTTCGATAGAGCGCGTGTCGAGTGGTAGATCGCCGCCGGCATGTTGCAGATGATTTCTCCGCTCACGGCTGCACCTCCGCGTTCACGATCTCGGGGGTCACGATGACGGGCAGCTTGCTCAGGATGAGGTCAGGCTTGCTGATGTACTTGCTGGCGAAGGTGTCATCAAGATCGCGGAAGGTCTGGCCTTCATTGATTCGACCGGCCTTGAGCAGCAGCGCGTTCACATCGTACTCACGAGCCTCGAAGAGTTCTTCAAGCTTGGCCACGAGGTCGAAGGCCTTGGCGGGAGCGACAGCCATCTCAGCGGGCGCGGGCTGGAAGTCCTCGGTCTCTTCCGGTGTGTAGATGCCGGCCACAACCTCAGGAGCCAGCATGCGGATCGCTTTGCTGATGCACCGAGCACGGAGCATGGCACCCGGATCCTTGGCCCACCCGGAACCCGGCTTGGCGGGCAGTAGACCAGCGAGTTTTGCGTCCTCGACTGAGAACCCGATCTCGCATTGGTTACCATCGTAGGTCCAGACCGCGATCGCGGCTTTTTGGTCGAACTGCTTCCAAAGCACCTTGCCGCCGCGGGCGCGGTAGCCGGCCAGCATGGCATCGGAGCGCATGCTCAAAGAGCCGTTAATGATGTGGTACTCGCGCTTGAAATCGAACGGGGTCTTCTTCTCGGCGGCGCACTGCCACGCGATGAGTTTGCCCTGTTCGACCTTGGTGCATCCCAGCATGCCGCTGGAAGCTATCCACTCGCCCATCTTCTCGATGGCGGTGATGGGGTCTGCGATCTTGCTGTACATCTCAGCGGATGGATCAGCGGTTGTCGTTGCGATTGCGTTCATTTGTTGTTGTTTCGGAGTAGTTGCTCGATGACGTCGGAGCGAACACGGATCGTGCGCTTCGTTGCCTTCATGGCTGGAAGCCGACCATCCCTGATCCAGCGACGCACGGTCTCGGGATGAGTCCCGAGCGTCTGTGCGATCTCCTTGATAGAGAGTAGTTTTACGCTCACGGGGAAGAAGTTACCCCGTGTTGCCGAGTGTTGCAAACTATTTCTTGCGGAAATTATTCCTCGAAGCCTCGGCGGGGAGCGACGGGCGTCAAAGTCTGGCCGTTTTTCATCAATTCCTGAATGAAACGGTACTTTCCGATGTTGATGCCACGATCGTAGGCTCGGTTTAGAAGCGCGATGCGAGCGTCATCTGATCCTTCCCGATAGTCCTTGGTCATGTAGACCTCCTCAGCCAATTTGCGCCGGTAGAAACCAACGAGTTGGGCGTAGCGGTCGAACTGCTCAGGAGACAGCTTCTCGAAACTGGTTTTCCCGTAGGTGATCTGAGGATTCGGAATCGATGGAATCGCCCGATTATCAGCGGTCCTGCGCCACACCCGATAGATCGAGGCATTGAGCGGATCAGCGTCGATTTCTCGGCTCTTCCAAGGCTCAAGGAAGTTGTAAACCCAAGGGTTCTCGCTCTTTGGGGTCTGCCTGACTGGATCCCCCCAAAGATCGCGCCGAAGAGGGAGCTGCTTTCCTTCGACGAACGGAAGAGCGGCATATTTTTGGTTGAGTTCGTTGGTCAGGTCTTTGATCACACCTTCCCCGCCTGTAACCGGAACAAACTCACGTTCGGCTCGCATCAAACTCCCGAGGATCGCAGGTTGAACCGGTGATGTTGCCGTCGAAAGGTACTTCTTCACGAGGCTTTCCATCGAAGCTCCACCCTCCTGGGACAGGGCTTTGATCATTCCGCTGACACCATCAAGGAATCCTTGCTGTTGAATGAAGTTCGCGGCACTCAACACCGTTCCTCCTGCAATCGTCAGCCAATCAGGATCGCTGGTTCGACTTCTTTCACGAATCCTTCGGGCAGTGCCAACCATCATGCCAATCGCGCCCGATGTTCCAAACTTGGCGAGATCACGCACGTTATCACCGGGCTGAAAGCTCGGGTCTTCGCCGTTAACATATCGAACCAAGCCGCTGACGTTGAGAGTTCCGGGAGGCATGACGCCGCCAGACTTGGCCAACTCGCGGGCCTTGTTCGTCTCACCAGGAGTGTCGAGGTTAGGGGTGATGATCCCCTTGTCGTACAACTGATTGTAAGCGGTGATGAGCATCGCCCCAATCGTCAGCTTCACAGCCGCCAAGTTCTTTTCCCTCGGAGCCATCTGTCCCCACCTTCTAACCAAACCGGAAGGCATGAATGACATGGCTTCGGCTGCGACGTTGATGGGGGTCTTCTGGAACAAGAAGAGAGTCCTGTATGGGATGTAGAAAACAGGGCCACCCTTCTCTTTCACAAACCGGTTCACCATCGAGGCAAACTGAGTGGCAGCGTTTTCCTGCTGAAACACAGACCTAGCAGCCTCAAAATCAATGTACCCAAGGTCATCCGCGGTGAACCCTTTGACGCCCTTTTCAAACTCCCTGTCGCTGATTTCATAGAGCTTTGGATTCCTTTGCGCGACCTTGATCTGAGCGTCTGTCAGGCCGCGTCTTTGACCCACCTCACGAATCAAAGCAGCTCTGTCAGCCGACTTGAACACGTTATCAACGCCTTGGTTGATTCTGAATATGGTGTCTGGATAGGCACCAAGAGTCATTTCAACCGCATTCCTCAAAAGAGGGATGTCATTGGCACCGTTGAAAATCCGATCGTATACGTTTCTTGCGGCCCTTGTGAAATTCAGGGGATTTCCCATGTCAAAACCGGGTTCATAGGCAGCAGCCTCTGATCCCTTTTTGAGAATTTGAAGAGCTTCTGGAACAGATTTTCTCAAGCTGTTGATGCGATCAAAAGCCCTTGCTCTAGGGTTGTAAGTATTTCCAAGCCTTCCACGAAACAGAGACGAATCGACCAGCTTCGCAACCATCGCCGAAAGCTCCGACATTGGCCTATTAACAATGTTTCCGTAGAGGTTTCCAAACAGAGAAAGAGTCGATTGGACGGATCCCTGAACCAGCGCAACATACAGGTCTGGAAGCAAAGACGGATTCATCCGTGAAATTTGCTTCGTGAGTTCAGCGTCTGCTTGGTTCTTGGCAGAGTCGGCCAATTGCAGCTCATTGAAAGCTGCGTCGATCGCCGCGTTGTCTCCAAGGTTTGAAGCCTCTTTCCACTTCAACTCAGCGTTCTGGGCAATGTCACTTGTGGACCTAAAAACATCCATTGCGTCACCCAGCTTGTTGAGCTGTTCGATGGTTGGAGTTCTTCCGTTTTCCTCCATCGATTTGGTCACCAGATAGGTGATTCCTTCTCTAGTTCCCGACTTGAGAAGTTTCATCTGGTTGATGAGCTGGCCCATTGTGGTACCACGCTTTGCCAGCTTAAGAGTCTTATCTACAACATCTTGAGCTTCGCCTGCCGCAATCTGTCTCTTGATCAGTTCTACGGATGATGCCGTGCTGGTGTTAGATTCTGGATCGGATATATCCGCGTATAGTTCATCAACCGTCTTCACGCCAGCCTGTTGCTCGGTCTGCTTGAGGTTTTGCCTGACGTAAGAGGCTTCTGGAGAAGCAGCAATTGCCTCTCGAATTTGCGGAGGAATACCAGGAGAAGCGGCAGCTCGTTCCGCAAAGCGTCTGGCCGTCATTCCTTCAGGCACTTGAACTGCGGACGGACGTTCTATGACACGTTGAAGTTGAGCGGTAAAATCAGCCTCATCGAACTTGCCCTTGAAGTTCTGCTTGGCATAGCGGATTCCCGCGGCAACACCGTCGGCCACGGTTCCGCCAGCGCGGATCACAGCTTGGGCGACCGACAACGCACCGTTCCAAGCCGCGCCCATCAGTTGAGGGAACGGGTTCGCACCGACACCGGGTTCGACTTCAGCACGGAGTCCTTCGAGCCTCTGAGCAACGGTTTCAGCCTTCTGTCGGAACTTGCCTTGAGTCTCTTCGAGCGCCTTGTTCCAGACCTCGTTGAAGATCGTTTCCTCAGCAACGGCTTGGCCTGCCGGCTTCTCCTTCATCCGAAGCAACTTCTCGACCGTGGCCTTGGTGACTCTTACGGATTCGCCACGAGCAGCGCCTGACTCCAACGCTTCGGCAGCAGCTTCAGCGGCAAGCCGGCGATCTCTGGATTCGAGAGCACGAGCCAGTTTCTCGCTGGCGGTTTCAAGAGGAACACGAGCCTGTTCTGCCGCAATCCTCTGCTGTTCAGCGGCCACACGCTCATCACGGGCGCGGAGCCGTTCAGCCACGATGTCCTCGGCGCTGCGAAGCGGAGTGCCTTCTCGAACAGCCTCTTCAACGATAGGCTCTCGTTGAGGCAGTAGGCCACCTTCACGAGCGGGTCTTGGCTCAGTTAGAACCTCAGGTGCTTCGATGCGAGGCTCAATCTGTCGGCGCAGCTCTTCGGCAATCTGACGGGCAGAAGGACGCGGTTGAGCGGCCTCCTCTCTCATCAAGTCTTCGACAGTCAGCTCTCGACGACCGAGGGCTGATCGAATGGCGGCAGCTCGTTCTCTTTGAGCCTGTCGTTCGGCAGCGCGTTGAGCCTGTATTTCCTCAGCGCCCCTAAGGGTTTCAGGACGCGCAGCTTCTTGCTCCGCAGCGATCCGCTCATCACGAACACGGAGTCGTTCAGCGAGCATCTCGTCAGTGGATCGAAGGGGAGTTCCTTCAGGAGCAGCAGCCTGAATGACAGGGGGCTGGCCAACTTCACGGGCGCGTTGTCCACGAGCTGCCGCGGCTGCATCTCTACGAGCCTGAGCTTCAGCGATGTAATCACGAACCGCTGGAGGGACTTCCTCGCTTGGAATTACCGGAGGCTTGTTTGCTTCTTGCCGCTCTTGGAACAACTGCTCGGCTGTCTTGAGCGGTGTTCCAGATGTCTCTGCGGCTTTTTCAAGTGCCGCTTGTTGGTTGGCTTCTTGGAAAGCCTGCTCTTGAGCAACAGCAGCCCGCTCTTCCTCTGTAACAAAACGAGAGCGAGAACGAGGCCCTTCTCCAACCGGTTCCTGTCGAAAGATGAATGGATCATCAGGATTCATCTCCGAAGTAAATCTCCGGAACTGATCCCTAAGATTCTCAACCGGAACAATCTGATCCATCTCGTTGAGCAAACCCTCAACTTTGCTGATGGCCTCTCCAACGGTCTGCTTACGCGAAGCGAGTTCTTGAAGCACCTGAGCCTGAGTGACTCCGCGCTTCATACCGAAGGTCTTACCAACCTGAGCGCCAAGACCTGCGGAAAAGAGCATTCCAACACCCGCTTCAAGCGAAGCCTTCAGCTTCTGCTCCGGAGTAGCGTTCGGATCAACGACGGTTTGGAGAGCCATCCCTGTGGACTCTGCTGCTCCAAGTGTGATTGGCGGAAGCAGTGCAGGTGCAACCAGTCGGCCAGCCTGTTCGGTGGCGGCAGCGGCTTCACTGGCCCTCGTGAGATCAGCAATCTGAGCAGCACGAACCGCTGAAGGCGTAGTTGTCTCTGCAAACTCAGCACCTGCAACCAACTGCGGAATGCGAGAAGCCTGACGAGCGGCACCGGCAATGCCGAGGCTCATCAGATTCATTGGGGACAAAAGGTCAGCCGAAACCTGACCAGCCACCTGTCCGACAGGACGAGTTACGGATTCAGGAATCGGAGTGTATTCGCTGACGACCTCACCCAATCTTCCACCAAGAGAGGCAGCAAGTTCCCGCTTTTCTGGGGAAGCTGAACCAAGAGCCAAGATGCCTTCTCTCTCGATTTGAGAAGCGCCTTGCAGCAGCTCTTCTGGCTTTTCACGACCACCGGTCAGCCTGCGAACAGCCTCTGCACCTTGTTGGATCACTCTTCCAGTCGTTGCAATGTCCTGAGGCATCGGCCTTCCGAATGCCAGAGGAGCGGCAACACGGGCCAAAGAAGGGGCAACAGACTTGGCCTGCTCGTACAGACTAGGAGGAGCCTGAAGAACCGGAGCATTCGGATACTTCCGAGCGCCCTCAAAAGCGAAGGCATTATTTATGTCTTCTTGAGTTGGCTCTCTATCTCCTTCCAGTTCAAGAGTAACACCAGTCGCATCGTTGGTGACTTGGAAGATTGGCATAATTACTTGATGCGTTTGACCGTGAATCCCTTGATGTCTGTAGGCTTCTCTTCTTTCTTGGCAGACGGTGCTCCCGGAGCGGGTTCGCCAGCAAACGGGCTTGGTCCGCTTTGACCCATAAACTGCTCGACCAGCCTCTTCTGCTCTTCGTACGGAACAGACTTGCTGAATGTCAGCTTTGCTTCCGGACGATACGTGAAAGGGTTTATACCCCAAGTGGTCGAAAAAGGAGGCTCTTCAGAAGGTGCTTGAGAAAGGAATTTCTTGAGCACTGGATCTTTTTCGGCCATTGCCTCGATCTGTTCCGGAGTGCCACCAACAGTTCCTCTGCCAGGAATGTTGTAGCTCATGTAACCGCTCTTGATCCTACGATCCTGTTCCTCCTGACCTTGGAGAGCTTTTTCGTAGGAGTACTGCCGCTCAACTTCTTCGATCGGTTCAAGAGCAGAGATCGGAGCAGCCATTGCGCCGCCAAGACCGCGAACTCCTCCGACTTGGTAATTTGGGCGAGATTCCAACAATCCAAGCATTTCAGGCCGCTTCGCTTCACGCGCAGCGGTTTCAGCATCTCTTTGGCGACGAGCAATCGCTTCGTCTTGAGCAGCAATCCTCTTGAGTTCATCCTCAAGCATCTGACCGCGCTGCGCCTTCATGCGCTCGTTCAACCGCTGCTCCTGCAATGCAGCTAGATCCTCTTCCATCAGAGCCCGCTTGGCCAAATTGCGCTGGCGGATCTGCTCATTGGTACCAGTGAACTCGCCGGCCAAACCTCCGGTCAACATGGTCAGGCCTTTGAGCAGCGGATTCACACGCTGCGTAGCCTGAGCCTCAAGTTTCTTTCTAATTTCTTCAGGTGTAGCCATAGATCGTTAGCTCAGTTCGTTGAGGATGGACCGGCGGGCCATGCGACCGCCCATGCTTCGCATCGCCGCGGCGAGGATCTCCTCGGGATCGTAGTTGATATCTTGGAAGTACCGACTCGGGATCGTCTCACGATTGCGAGTCAGCACGGGGTTGACCGGAAGATCGGGCAGCGGGGTCGTGATGACTGGCCTGCTGAGCACCGAGGTGCCGGGGAGGACGATTGGGTTGCGAGTGGGCGCAGGCTCTTGGAACTCGAACTCTGGAGTCTTGGGCGGAGTCGTGACGGTGACGCGCTCCTCAAACACGGGAGGCTGAGTAATGACCTGAGTCTGAGGAACCGGAGTCGTCGTGACGCTCTCAGGAGGAAGCGTGATGGTCGGAGCCGGTCCTTGTGGAGTAAAAGAGCTTTCGCCACCAGGGGTGACGATCGCGCCGTCTTCGCGGATGTAGGGTTCCTTTGGAGTACCTGCGTAGTCCCAGTCTCCTTTCCTCCAGTTCCAAACGTCTCCAGTATCGTTTACGATGTAATCTCCAACACGGGTTCCGGGCATCTTAGGAACAGGATCTCCGAGACGAAGACCCTCGAACCCGGGGAATACCTCATCGGCTGAATACGGAGTCTGAGGACCCTGAGACGCAGGCGTTGAAGGAGCGGCAGGAGTAGAAGGCTGTGAGAATCCGCCGCCACCGCCGCCGCCGCTGGAAGGCTGATCAGGAAGCGGATTGAAGGTCTCCACGCTACTCAGGTCGGGCGTGACCGTAGTAGGCGTAACTGGAACCGGAATCTCCGGAGTAGGTGGAGGAGTCGGAGCAGGAGTCGGAGTCGGAGTCTCCGGGGTTCTCCGATATGCCTCGTACCACTTGGTGGGTCCACCGGTGTACGGAGTCGTCTCCACTGGAGGCGGAGCAGGGTTGTAGTAGCTCAGTGGATCGACCGGAGCCTGAGCGTATCCGGACGCGGTGACAGGGCCGAACAGCGCCGCAATCTCTGGAGGTAGAGTAGTCGGCGGCGCAGGAGTTTCCCCACCGTTGATGAGGAAGTAGTTGGATCCTGTATCGGTTGCCATTGATCAGGCTTTCGGGATGAGGCTCTTGATCCGACCAAGCATCCAGTTGGCCACGAGCTTCTTGGTCTTCGGCTTGTCCTTGAGCCACTTGGCGAACTTCTCGGCATTGCTGTCGTAGAAGCTCTTGAACCACTTGGGACCGACAAGTTCCTTCCAGAAGTAGAACGCCTCCCACTGATCGGGGATGCACTCGCGGGCCACGTAGCAGCCCAGTCCGAATCCGCTGAACGCCTGACCAAGGTTTCCGATGCTGCTCGTGACGCCCTGAGCAATGGCAAGAGGAGAATTGGCCTTCGAGGCTTCAAACGCGTTCTGAGCGTTCTGTAGCGCGAAGCTCGAACCCATTTGCATGAGCTGACCCGGACCCGCCTGCTGCATGCCCTGAATGAGCTGAGGAGCAGCGAACGGAGAAGCTCCCTGCTGAAGACCTCCAAGCTGAGCGGCTTGAGAAACGATCGGCTGGAGTCCCAGGGCGGACTGGATGTTGGCGATGTTCTGCTGGCGACCGGCCTGCTGCTGCTGCTGCGCGGCCATCTGGCCGGCAAAGCTCTGCTGCATCGCGGTGTTCCTCTGACCAGTGGCCGCGAGGATGTTGTTGAACGCCTCCTGAGCCTGACGATTGGCGACATCGCTCGTGGTCTGGCCGCTCTGGAGAAGGCCAATGGCCTGCTGCCGGCGCTGCACATCCGCGTTGGCGATCGCCTCGTTGACGGCACGGGCTTCGCGGAAAGCGGAGAGGTTTCCGAGGATGTTTCCGGTGGCGGTTCCGCGGGCGCGAGCGGCCTGCTCGGCAGCGCGGATCATCGCGGGATCGAGAGTGCCAGCCTGAGCGAGACCGGCTCCGATCTGGCGTTCGAGGTCGCTGCGGATGGACTGAGCGTAGCCAGTATCCTGCGGGCCAGCAGGCATGCCCACGCGCTCGTAGGAAGGAGCAGCAGGAGAAGTCTCAGCAATCGGAGCCTTGCCAATGTCGCTGAGGAACTGAGCGTAAAGCCCAGGTTGAGTGGCGCTGCCATACCGCTCAGGATCAAGAGCTTGAAGCTCGGCACGGCGCTGTTGAGCGAATTGGGTGCCGTACTTCTGAGCCGCTTCAAGCTCACGTTGAGCCTGAATCGGAGCAAGTTCAGCCAAAGCTTGGCCGATTGCCTTTGTTTGAGCGATGTCTGAGGTCTGTGTGAAATCGTAAGGAAGAACCTTACCGGTAGGAGTAGTAATACTCCCTTTGGTCCCCATGCGCGATGCAGTCTCAATTTCGCGCTGCAGCGGGAACGTCTCGATAGAGGCCATCACGGCCTCCCGATTCGCCGCCGCAATGTCTGGTGCTTTATACGTTCCGCCCATAGCAAATCCTGTTGTTCATCAGAAGTTTGAAGTACCTATCGAAATCGTACAAACGGGAAACGCCTTTGCGGACCCCGCCTAGCTTGGTCACACGATCAGAGCACATGGCCTGCATGCCCATCCAGAGCGTCTGCACGGCCATTGGCTTGGTAGTCGCCACCACCTCGATCCATGCGATGTGACCATTCGTATCGTTCGCGTAGAGATCCTCGGCCTCTTCAGCGGAGTTTAGGAACCGCACAGCGCCCACACCGCAGCACTCGCCATTCTCGTCTTGAACGATACCGATCTGGCGTTTGGCATTGAAAATACCGATCCAGTTGAGGATCTGGTCATCGTTCCACGTGGAACAAGTGGGCCACTTCTCCTTCAGCAGCTTGGCCGCGGCTAGGATTGTGGGATGCGGGGTCATTGCTGGGGACGAATGGAATCGACGAATCCGGACAGGATCGTGGACTGGAGGCTCATGCGGCTTCCGTTGGTCGTGTTGATCTTGAACTGGATGTTGTTCCAACGCCCTCGGCTGATGAGGTTGTAAGCCGCCAGGAACTTCTGGGTGCTCGGAATGCTGATCGCAGGATCGATCGAGGTGAACGTCCCGCTCATGTTCGTGGCGTACGAGAGCGAAGCACCGATGCTCGTGGCATACGGGTTATCGAGCGCGATCTGGATGCTGTATCCGATCTTGTCCGGGATCGGTTCTCCGAGGTTGTACGCCTTGGTGGTGACCGAGGATTGATACGCGCTGCCGCCATCGAGGTAAGCCGACTGCTGCACGGGGCTCAGTCGGGTGTTGGGCAGGTAGTCGTTGAACGACCAGACTTGGCCAGCACCTTCGCTGAGCGAGAAGATGTCGCCGGCGAACATGAGCACAGGGCCGAAGTTCGAGAAGGCGGTGGGGATGAAATCGTTGACCTGCCAGTTGTCCCAGTAACCGAGCCACGAACGAGCCAGTGAGTGATAGACGATGACTGCGTTGTTCTGGTTGAAGGCACCTTCCAGTTCCATCGAAGCACCAGACTCAAGCAGAAGCGCGTACTCGCTTTCGAGACCGATTGAGAACGGGCCGGCGGTGACGAACGGAACGGCCAGCAGGTAGCGGTTGTTCCAGAACACGCCGTCGCAGTATTCCAACTTGGTCTTGTCGATGCGGCTGATCAGGTCGTTGATCGGGCTGCTGAGCGCGAGGCCGACGCTGGTCTGAGTACCCGCTTGGATCTGGGCCATCGACCGGATGCCATCGCGGGACAGGAAGAAGACATCAGCACCGACCGCGGTGATCGAGCGGTGCGAGGAGCAACCGATGTTACCGGAGACGATCGATATGACCCAATCGGCTGGATCCTGCGTAGGATCGGCATCCACGCTCCAGATCGAGCGTTCCTTGAAGACGAGGAGCTTGTAGCCGAACCACGAGTAGAGTCCGCGGATCGGATCGCCATCGCCGCCGACACGGATGGAACCAAGCGGATCCCACGATTCGCCATCGAGGATGTCCGAGAAGTAGAGGGTATCGGGCTGGATGCTGGTATCCGCGGACACGGCCCACAGACGGTTCGTGTGCGTCGTGAGATAGAGCGGCTTGGCCGGCGCAGCGAGAGAGACGAAGGCGACCGCATGAGCGCCACCACCACCAGAGATGCTGACCGTAGGAGTCGTGACGTAACCGCTTCCGGGATTGTCGATGCGGATGGACAGGACGTTGCCATCCAGACCGCAGATGGCCGTAGCCGTAGCCGTGACACCGCTGGGCGGAGCCGAGATAGTCACCGTAGGAACGGTGGACAGATTCGACCCCTGATTGATCACATCGATGCGGCTGATCTTGCCGGCGGTGATTGCGGAGTTGGTGTTGGTGCTCGTGACATAACGCAGTGCGCTATAGCCGTCCGCGTAGAACAGCTTGTCGTTGAGCTGCGCGAAGTAGACGAACCTAGACGCGTCGTTGATCGTCGAGCTGCTGATGATGTTGTACGAAACTCCGGGTGATCCGTAGTAGAGATCCTTGGCACCGGTGTTCCGATTGAGAACGGCGATGACGAGGCGCTCGGAAGCCGCGGTGTCGAAGTAGAAGCCAGAGAAGACCTGCGAGTTGGTGGGCAGGTTACTGGCGAAGTTGGAAGTCGTGGACTCCCAGTTGGTGATGATGTCTTCCCAGTTGCGCGATTCGCTGTTGCCGGTCAGCGAGATGGTCCCGAGGCGCGTGACGAGGTTGCCGAAGTCGTCATAGTCCATGTTGATGGCCTCTTCCATGCTCGTGGCAGGAATGGCATCGGGACGAGTGGCAGAGATGACCCCGGTGGAGAAGCCGTTGCTTCCATCCAGAAGCAACTGGTCATCGAGCGCGTCTGAGGATTGGAAAGGCATTAGAGGATGTCCTGGAACGTGTAGTCGTAGAGGCTATCCGGGATGATGCGGCTGATCTGCTGCTGCTGGCCACGCTCCATGTCCTTCATGATGCTTACCTGAGCAGCGCCCTCTTGGAACTTGGCCTGCGCCTTGCCGTACTGCCTGCTGTATTCGAGGAGATCGCCTTCGGTGTAGGCCATCAGTGCATTCTCGACGCCGCGCAGCTCGAAGTTGGTATCGTTCGAGATGGTCTGGGCTTCGCCGAACTGCCGCATCTGCGACTGCTTCTTGCCCAGGATGAACAGTGTGCCATCGGTGTTCGGCGTGGGGATGAGTTTGATCTGAGGAACACCAGCCTCGCCGTAGGAGACTCCGAGGACGCGGGTCCAGTTAACGAAGTTGCCGGGTGTGGACTTACGGCTATCCACGTTGTTCCAAGTGTTGGGATCGAGCTGGAAGAACGAGACCCATTCGGCGGCGGGGACTTCGATGCCATCGCTCTCACCGCTGATGGTGAAGCGTGAGGCGACCGGGAAGTCGAGGAACATGTTGTATCCGGTCCCGGAGGCGTACATCGCGGTGACGTACTGCGAGATGGTGACGAGTTCTTGGCCGTTGGTGACCGGGGTGGAGACGACTCCGAGGGTATCGTTCCAGAGGCACGAGTCCCAGATCATCGAGTAGCGACGGATGCAGAACTTCTTGGCCAACGCGAGCGTGGCCGAGTCCGTGAACGAGAGCTTGTCGCAGGCCGCTTGGGCTACTTCGGAGGGTTTCATGCGAAGAACTCTTGGAGCGTCATCGTGGAGATCGTTGTGAAGCTAGATCCACCGTTTATCGCGTAGTTGAGGTACAGGTTCGTGACCGACAACGGAGTGAAGATGTGAACCTTGTACGTTGTTGAAGTGGACGATGACGGGGAATCGAGGAACTCGATCTTCGTGTTGTTGATCGCATTGACCTCACCGTCTTCGTAGCTTCCTGAAGCAATGCCTTTTTGCCCTGTGCCAATCGAAGTGCCGATCTCGGTTCCGTTTCTGGTTACACGGAACAATACGAATTGAGAGGCGTTAACCAGTGTCGAGTAATTCAGGACAATGCTGACCAGAATCTTGGACGAAGTAGACCGAGGCGTGATTGACCTTGTTACAGAGGTGATCTCAGTTCCAGGACCAGTGAGTGATCCAGTGTAGTTGTATCGATCATCGGCAACCTGTTGAACGCACTGTGGGGCGTTGGATGAATTGATCCCGATCGACCCAACGGTCACGAGCTTCACCTTACTGGAATCGTTCGCATCGGTGATCAGCACCTTATCGTTGGCCAGATCAACCGTGACGGTCGAAATGTTCGGAACGGTGATGTTGTCCGAGTTGAGCGTCAGCGTGTCGGTGCCAGCATTACCCAGCGTGGTGTTGCCGTTGGCCGCGAGGTCTCCGGTGAGCGTGGTATTCCCGGTGACTCCGAGCGTAGATCCCACGGTAGCAGCGCCCGTCACCGACACGCTCGCCAAGGTGGACAATCCGGTCACACCGAGCGTGGTGCCGATCGTAGCCGCATTGGTAACTCCGAGGCTATCGAGCGTGGAAGCTCCGGTGACCGCGAGGCTGGAGAGCGTAGAGAGTCCGGTGACGCCCAGCGTGGTTCCGATGGTAGCAGCGCCGGTGACACCAAGGCTGGCCAACGTGGAGAGTCCAGTGACATTGAGGGTGCTGCCCATTCCGACTGCTCCGGTGAGCGTGGAGATGCCGGTGACGGACAGGGTGCCGGGTATCGTGAGGCCACCGGTGATCCCGAGCGTTCCACCGATCGTGGCATTGCCGCTGGTCGTGAGCGAGCTGAGCGAGGTGGCACCGGTGACTGCGAGTGTACCGGCCACAGCCGTGTTGCCGCTTGCGCTAGCGACGGTGAACTTGCTCGTGGCGACGCTGAAATCGCCGTTGATGTTCGACGCAACCGTGGAGACTTGGAGCGCGGAATCGTTTCCAGAGCCGTCGCTGAGAGCCTTCAGACTAGCAGTGAGCGTGGCGTTATCGGTCGTCTTCAGCAGGCCAGTGTAAGTGCTGGCGACGGTACTGCCTGTGAGTGGGGTTCCCATACTATTCTCTTGGAGGTAGTGCGTACCAACCCTCGTGGATTGTCACGCGGTTTCGGCTTTTCACGGTGTTACCGCTGGCATCTTTGGCCCACACATGGGCTTTGACGCTCTCAGCCAGTCTGACGGGTTGTCCTGGAGGGACCATCACTACTCTTGTCGGGGTGCAACCCAGCGGCATCAGCGCGAGCAAGGAGATCGTCGCGCAGGCGATTGTCTTTCTGTCCGTCTTCAAGGGTTTGGTCTTTCTGATCAACGATCTTGTTCAGGGTCGCGTTCATCACGCCCTGGGCGATGCTGAGGATGGGATCCATAATGAAAACGCCAGCGAGGTGTGAATCCCGCTGGCGGTGCATTGCCGTTCTGGCGGGATGTTACTCGGCCTTCTTCTCGGCCTTCTTGTTCTTGAAGACGGACCAGCCGATGCCGGCCAAAGTGATGATCGCGCCGGCGATCTCGTTGACTTGATCGAGGCTGACCATGCCCTTGGCGACGAGGAAGCCACCAGCGGCGGAGAGGCCGTGGCGGATGAGAGAGGAGACGTTGGGATTCATTTCGATATCAGGGTCTTGAGGAACATGGTGGCTATGAACTGTCCGATGCAGACGACGACGGCGAGACCGCCAAATAGCTGCCACCGTGATTTCTTGAGTTCTTCCAGCGTGGATTTGATCGAGTGGATATCGGACATCATCCCAGAGTCTTTGTCTCCGATGATGGTTTCCAATCTCACAACTCGTATTTCGATCTCGTGCTGGTTGTCCATTTACTCAGGCTTGGCTTGTGCAGCGTTGAGGATCAGATCGACGAGCGGGAGGGCGGCACGGGCGTTGGCCACACCACCGGCCTTAACCGCAACGTCGATGAGCTGGAGCAAGCTATTGGCCTGCTCCTGAGTGAGTTTGATCGTGATTTCCATGTCAGGCCGCAGCTTCGACAACAGGAGCCTCAGGCGCAACAACAACCGGCGGCAACCACGGCAGCGGCGGAGCGATGACCGGAGGGTTGATCTGGTCGTTGATCTGCTGCGTCACGTTCGCCTCAATAGCCGCCTGATCGACGCCATTGGCGTAGCACCAGCCAAGCACCTGCTGCTCGGTCAGATCAGGATACGGCGTGAACGATCCGGTCGGCGGCGCGAAGCTGGTCGAGCCGTAGCAGGTGCCGTTGTAGGTGCCATCGGTGCCGTTGCAGCGCCAGTTTGCGGTAATCACAACGTCCGTGAGCGATCCTTCGGTCGGCTTAACGAGAAGGCGTTCGATGATCCAGTTGATGTTCATATTAGGCGTTCTTCAAAGCGTTGACTTCAGCGGCCAGTTCCTGAATGGCTTTCACCAGCACGGGGATAAGGTCTTGCCGAACGGACTTGTAGGGAGCTTCGCCTTCGGGAGCAGGATCTTTCCAGTTATCCACAAGCTGCGGAAACACCTGCTCAAACTCTTGGGCAATGAAACCACGGTCGCCCTTGATGTCTTTACCCTTGCCAGCCTTCCAATCGAACTTGCGAGGCTTGAGAGCAAGAATCGCATCAAGACCAACATCGATATCCTGCACGTTCTCCTTCAGTCGAGCATCGGAGATTGCAGAGATAGTAGTATTTGTGGCATTGATCGTTCCATTGTATCCAACATAGAACCGATACGCACCGGCGGTTGTGTTGTAGAGATAGTAAGTGGTATCAGCACCAGATGAAGCTCCAACAATCGCAAGCTCTGGAGCAGTCGTCATTGAGACGAACTTGATTCCAGTGTTTGCAACTTTTGAAGTACTCGTCGTCCCCACCAACAGATTCCCGCTCGCGTCGAGCGTCATCGCTTGGGTCCAAGTGATGGCATTGCCAGCGGTGCCGCTGGGGGCGATGAACCAGCGATAGAATCCACCGCCCATCGCATAATTGGTGGCAGCAGCGGTGGTCCTGTAAATCGACTGGAATGAGCTGTTTAGATACGCATTGCAATACAGATCAGCAGAACCGTTTGCTCCCAAAATGCCGATTCCCGGCATTTCGATAGCTTTGTATCCACTCTGCCACGCACTCGGCGTAACCCCCACGCCCAGCCCCGTGGAGTTCAGGGTCATGGCGGTGCCAGCGACTCCGCCGACGTTCGACCAAGTGGCTACACCGTCGGAAGCGATGCGGTAGCGTTCGGTAAAGTTGGTTCCGCAAATGATCGGATACGCTCCTTGCAAATACAGTATTCCAGCATAAGGCACTCCTGAAAGACCACCAGAACCAGTGCTGTTTTCGCGTCCAACATAAAAAGTGCCAGCACCATTTTCAATGTCTAGGAGACTGGAACCTGTTCCGTTGTCTCTAATATGAAGACGAGGACTTGCGCCTAAAATATCCAATATGTATGAAGGACTTGCCGTCCCAATACCCACCCGATTGTTCGCCGAATCCACCTTCAGGGTGCTGGTATCCACCGTCAGATCGCCGGTGATGGTGGCGGAGGCGAGGGTGGCGGTGCCGCCGCAACCCAGAATCTGGTTCACGGTAACCTTCTTGGTGGTTCCAGAACCCGCCATCGTAGTATCGAGAAGATCAACGATAGGAAGCGGGAACGTAGCCGGCGTAATCGAAGTGATCGCCGTCAGTGCTGTGATCTTTGTATCTGCCATAAACTGTTAGTTAGCTTGAATGATGAGTTTGCCACTGTCCTCTTGCAGCAGGAACGACGCGTCCTCCAACAAGACGGAATCAAAAGTCCCAAACGTGATGACGATCTTGTCACCATCCTCCAGCAGAACGAAGAAGTCGTCCTCCTGAAGCAAGTCACGGCGCAGGATAGGTAGATCGCCAGGGGTAACACTACCCCCGCCGTTCGATACCAGTCGTGTGCCGAGAGAGAGTGTCACGATTGAATCACGCCATTGAACGCAATCACCTGACCGCTAGAAATCTGGAAGCTCGTGATCGGTCCCGGCAGCGTAATACCCGCGGGTATGGTCGCAGTGGACCAGGATCCGCTGATGTTGCCACCGGTGATCGAAGTGAAGGTAGTCGGGCTGATGATGGTCAGAGCCACGAACGGGCCAGTGGTCAGCGTGGTGGCGGTCACGAGCTGGAAGCCGCCCTGTCCCATCGAATACTCGATGGCCTGATTAGATACGTCGCTCATATGTCCCAAATCTTGCGAATCTGATTCTTGGTGAAACTGCTCTCGAAGCGGGATCCTTGGCGGTCTTCCAGACGGCTGAATCCCTTCTTCACTTGGTCCTTGAGTCCCGGCTCAGAAGCAAAACCGGTGACCCCGAAGCGGGCCACCGGCTGTCGCTTCCACCGCTTCCCATCAAGGACAACAGAGTCGGTGCCCATCGGAGCGATGTGCTCGATGCACTGACCATTGTTCTCGAAGGTGTAGATCGGCATCTTAGGACTCCATCTCGCTGTCGTAATCCGCAGCCATCTTCATCATGGACTCCTTATCCATGGGCTTCTTGGAGTACATCTCCTTGTCGTCCTTGTTCTCGTACTCGGCGGGCATGCCGTTGACGCTTCGGATCTCGACGTAGGCCTCTCCGTTCTCCAGCTTCTTGAGAACGCCGCGAACATCGTCCAAAACCACTTCATCACCAACCTCGGGCATAGCCTGTTGGCCATCCTCCATATCGGTGGAAAGGGCCTCGACTGGAATCGAAATCATGGGCGCATTGTTGTCAGCCTCTTCGCATCCGCAAGCGGAATGAGAAGAAGGGGCACCACCATTACGATGATGCCCCTTCGGGCTGACGGCGATCACCATGATGGTGGCCGTCTTTGGTCGCATATTACAGCGTGGTCGAGGTCTTCGTCCGATGCACCAAGTACCACACCGGGTTACCGGTGGAGCCGGTGTTACCAGCGGCCAGACGCAGGGCGGCGAAGTACAGCTTCACACCAACGGTGACGAGCTGGTTCAACGGATCCGACTTGTCAGGGGTGTCGGTGATCACGATGCGCGGGGACAACGGATCATCACCGGTCAGAGCAGGGATACCGAACGACTCGTTACCGAAGAAGAACGAGGCGATGATGTCCTTGCCAGCGGCCAGACCACCACCCGCGGCGGTCGCCTGATACACGAACTCATCGGCAGCGGTACCGGAACCGGTGCTGACGAACGAGTTGGTCTGGGTCACCACGCGGCAACCGTAGATGGAGCCGACCTCGCCCTTGTAGAACGGCTGGCCCTTGTTGCCGTAGTTCGAGGCGTTCAACCAGTCGCTGTCGCGCATGAGGTCGCGGGCCACACGAGGATCGGTGGCGAGGACGTAGCCGCCGTTGATCAGCGGGGCGCGGTTGCGCTTCAGGCGGGTCATGGAATCGAGGACAGCCGAGGCCGTCATCGTGGTGTTGGCAGCAGTCGTGTCGCTATTCAGCGCAGAGAAGCTCTGCGTGGTCAGCGTGGCGGGGTTACCGTAGACCTTCACGCCACCGGAGCTGGCGATGGTGTTCACGGCGTCCGAGTTATCGAACGTACCACCACCCTCGGCGGCGGAACCGATGGAGGAACCGCTGGCGGTGAGGTTGGAGCCGATCAGCACATTGCGGATCACCGAGTCAACCCAGAGGGCCATGTCCAGACCGGAGGTCTTGGTGGCCTGCTGGAGCGAGTTGAACAGGTCGGTGGCGCGGAGGATGTCGGTCAAACCGATCACCTGACCGTACTGAGCCAGAGACTTGCTCAGACTGTTGAGGGCCAGAGCGCGGTAGTTGGCGGAGCTGATCGCAGTACCCTCAGCAAGAGACTGGACACTGCCAATGCTCGGCGGTCCGAAACGGAACATCGAGATGGCCTTGTTACCATTGTTCTTGGGGATCGGAGCCTTCATGGCGAACTGATCCAGGATGGTCTCCTGCTGAACGATGGAGAGCAGCTCCTTGCTGAAGTAGTTCTGGAACTGGCTCGTGAGCGTGGTTGAAGTAGTAACTGGCATATTTGAGTTGTGGTTGTGCTATCAGTTTTCGTCCCGGTCGAACGCCCTCGACGCTTTCAACAGCGCCTCCCTCTGCTCCTTGAGAGACAGCTTCGAGAAATCTTTCTCCTCAGCCTTGAGTTGTCCTGCCGGTACGCTTTTGCCAATAGCGGTCTTCTGCTGGAGCTTATTGAGTTGTTCCTTCAGAGCCTTGTTCTCGGCCTCGATCGACTGAGCCTTGGACGCAGTGTCCTGGAGCTTCATCAACTCCACCGCATGGACAAGTCCATCGGGCATTGATGTCAGCATCGGCACCTTCTGGAGCAGTTCAACAGTACGTTTGTACTCGGGGCTGTTCTGATCCTTCAGCCAAGTCTCCTTCTCGGACAACCGTGCATACGAATCAGACCATGCCTTTGCGAACTTCTCCTGCTGCGCCTTCTGCTGTCGCTCCGTAGCAGCTTTTCGGACTCCATCAGCCTTGGCTCGCGCTGCCTTGGCCAACTGAGAATCGCCATCGGCCTCGAACTCCTTGGCCGCAGCCTCGTAGTCCTCTGCCGTGTAGCCCTTCTCATCTCGGAAGGAACTGGTCTCAGCAGCCTTGGATTGCTCCCGCTGCTTGCTCCACTCCTCCCTTTCCCGCCTCACCGCCTCGCGCTCGGCCTTGAGGGCCTCCTTCTCAGCGTTGATTTGCTCCCAGGTCTTCGCCTTTCGGTTCTGTTCCTGAGCGAACTTGCTGCTCTTGTCCTTCTCCGTCTTCGGCTCCGTCTTCTTCTCGGCCTTCGCTTCGGGCTCTGATCGGCTCGTGCCTACTTCCTGCTCGCCACCATCGACCTCTTTACCGGCACTCCCCGCATCGGAGGAATCTTGCTCAACCGGAGCCGTCTCATTGGTATTTGGAGACTGCTCCTTGGGCTGGCTGTCGATATCGACACCGGCATCGTAGTCGTTGGCCAAGGCGAGCATCGCATCGGCACTCAGTGTATCATCTGCCATATTGTGCTTTTACTCGTTTGCTGGTCCGCACAGACCAACAACCGCAACTTTGATCCTATGTGTTCGTGGCAGAATCCGGATCATCTTCCTGCCCCGTAATTGATTCTTGGTCGGCCATCATCTCGATGACCTTCACAAGACTGGCCTGACCCATTGCAAAGCCTGATGAGTATTGCAAATGGTTTCGGTCAGTTATGGCTGAAGCGTTCTGCATGAGAACGGTATTCAGCAGAGCGTCTTTGAAGCGTTTCCCGCTATCGCTCTTGAAGAAGTTGTTCAGTGCGTTGGCATCCTCCTTGCGCCAAGGAAGCGGATTCACCCAGCACTGATGTCGGCCAAAGGTCCAAGCAGCGCGGACTCGTGCGATGATGGAGATCATGGTTACTTTGCGGCCTTCTTCCGACCCGCGGCGGCGCGGCGCATGAACTCAGCGGCACCGAGCTTCTTGCGACCGATCCACGCGGCGAGAGCCTTGGGATCATCGGCACCCTCTTTCTTGAGCTGGGTGGCGAGCTTACTGAACTTGGATTTCTTCTTCATGTTGGAAATGGGTCACCACGCTTTGCACGACCAATGCCTCGGCGTGGTCTTGTCCGTGGCGCTGGCGCAATTATGCCGCGCGCGGAAGTTCTTCCTACGCTCCGGATCATCCCGCTTGATCTCCATATTCGGATCACCGAAGCGGACCTTGATCACGGTACCCTTCGGATTACGCACATACACCGCCTTCTTCTTCTTCTCTCCCGGAGTGTAGAAGGGCTTGTTGAGAGTAACCTTCTTGCCTTGGTATTCAGCCATATCATTCGCCTCCGAACAACGGTGTTTCCTGAATCTCCTTGAGATCGGACACCGCGGGCTTCTTCCGCTGGAACCGGACCTTCGGAGGAACTCCCTCCTCAAGCGCCTGCAAGCCTCCTGGCTCGATCTCCCGAGGCGTGGCTGGTGCCACGTTGCATTGGACTACCGTTCCTTCGGTGAGTGGTATCATGATCTTCTTGGCCTCGAACTCGCCGCACCAGTCGTTGGCATTGAGAGTGGGCCAACAACTAGGCCTTCCAGCGGGCGGGAACCTGCGGCAAGTCCCGTCCACACAATAGAACCGGCAATCCTTACATGTCACGGTGATCATCCTTGTTACATCACGGGAGCCTCAGCGGGAACCGGAGCGGGGGGTTGCGGCGCCGCTTCCGCGGCGAGCAATCCCGTGCTCTCGAAGAACTTCTGGATCTCCTTCCGCAGCTTCCGCGCCTCGTTCGTCGCCACCTGCTCGTAGCCCTGCAACAGGCTATCGATCCGCATCATGAACGCGTTCTTGCTCACCGGGCTCAACTGCTGGCCCTGCTGCATCGCCCCATTCAGGTACTGCATCAGCACCCCGATACGACCCGCGTAGTTCTGGCCGGGCTTCGCTGGGACCGGGATGCCCACCAGCAGCGTCGGGATCGTCTTGGTCTCGTCCTCCAGCTCGTCCGCCGCCTTCTGGCCCGGATCCCGGAGCAACCGCTTCACAAGGCTCGGGTCGTCCAGCTCCATGATGCTCTTGTCTAGCTCCACCTGATCCACCCAGGGCGAGTTCATGAACAACTGCTTCCGATTGATGGCCTGCTGGATCATCATCTGCCGGCTCACCATGTCCATGCCGCCCTTCGGCTCCAGCTCGTACTGATCGTGCAACGCGATCGGGTCCGCCTCCAGCGAGTCCTCCGCGAACCGGTACCGCAAGCTCTTGGCATCGTACTGGATGTAGAGTCCCCACGCCTGACGATAGAGCTTGCCCAGCGCCATGCGGAACAGCCGCGCCCGGAGATCGCCGCTCTGCATAGCCTGAGCATTGATGCTCTGGATCTCGGTAGCCGTACGGCGGTCGCTGCCGCCGCTCATCACCGTGGACATGCCGTAATCCGGACTACCGATCCGGTTCTCAGCCACCGCCCGCGTTTGGTTCAGCTCCTGATCGAAGCTCACCGGAGGCTGCGGCATCTGAACCGGCGCCACGCCATAGGGGAGAATCTGTCCCGGCTGGAACCGCAGGTTGATGCTGTTCGGCAATTCCCGCTCCGCCCGAAAGAGTGGGCGGTTGTACAGCGTCATCGCGTCATGCTTGTGGTTCCACATCGAGGTCATGGACAGCTCGAACGGAGCCAAGATCTCGCACACGCCTCTTGGGCTGAACCAGCCCTTGTCCTTGATCTCGTACGGGAAATCCACGAACGGAAGCTGGCCATGGTCATACGGGAGTTCCATGGGGTCCCGGAGGTCCAGATCCACCGCCGCGGGGCTGTACAGATACACCTCCCACACCCCGTCATCCCGCTTCCGGTACACCTCCCAAACGATCACTCCATCCGTGTTGTTGGTGTACGTGATGCCCTCGCGCAACTGCTTCGCATCGTCCTCGGTCGCAGCCCCCGGGATATTGTCGTCCTCCTGCGGGTTCCCACGGATCTTCTCGATCGTCTTCGAGTCCGCCTTCCACCCGAACTGGCCAGCCATCCGCTTGTACGCCGGGACACTCATCGGCATCACATGCACCGCCCAGTCCGCATCCTGGAGGTCCACCGTGTACGCCGGCACCACGAAATACATCGGGTCCACCGCCTCGAATCCCACCCGCTTATCGCCAGGATTCCAGAAGCACTTCATCACCCCGCGCCCGCTCATCAGCGTGTAATCCACCCAGCTCAGGACCTCATCCACGAAATTGGTCTTCTCCCGGATCTTATAATTGAACCAGTCCTCCGCCACCTTCGTGTACGCGTTCAACTGCTGGCGCATCGGCACAAAGCTGGCCACGACATCCATCCCCAGCGCTTGCTGGAGGAAGAGCGGCTTCAGCTTCTCGATCGCGGTATCGATCAGCGGCCAGTGCAGGTCCGCAGCCTTCGGCCAGGGCTTGTTCGTGCGGCGCAATCCATGGTGCCGCAACTCATACCACCTCGTCTGCCGCAGCTCCCACGGGCTGCGCTGGCCCACAGCCTCGACAATCTGCCCCTGCAACGCACTCCGCTGTTTATCGGTCATCATAAATGTCCTCCCCTCCTCTTATCCCCCCACCTCGCAACCAGCAAGCGCAACCCCCTCAGGTTCAAGCGGGCCAAGCTCATCCTCCATCCGTTCCAGCAGGCTCCGACCATCCTCGCCCAATGCCTTCATGTACTCGTCCATCCGCTTCCCGCCACCCCCACAGAAGGCCAGCACCATCGCATCCGCACGATCCGGGCTGTTCACGCCTCTGGCCCGCAGCTCATCCTTCCCCTCCAGCGTGAGCTTGCCCTTTCCATTCGTCCGCACCTTGCGGCTCACGAACTGCTGGAGCAGCACCTCGTCGGTCCCCACCGGTCCCAGGTTCACCTTCCCCTCCTCCACCATCCTCCCGAACTCGATCCACATCTCCGCCGCTCGGTTCACAAACTGATCATCACGGATGGCCCGCTCCCCGAAGTTCACACGCCGCACATCCCAGCCCTCCGCCCTGAGCGCATCGCACATGACCACCCCCATGCCACCCACATCCGCGTAAATGTCCTCGGCTTTGAGCTTCCACTTCCTGAACTCCGCTATGAACCGGCCCACGCTGGCCATCGTGTCCTTGTCCCGCCAGCGGATCAGCGACTTCACCGTGTTCCCCTGGCGGATGACCATCACGCTCTCATCGCCGCCGGCTGAGAAATCGCAGCCCGCGGTCAGGCGGTGGCCGTCGGTCTCCTCCTTGGGTGGGCCACTGACCACCTTCTGCCAATCGGCTGTCCGAACGGCAGTGAGGCTCCCATCATCCTCCATGAACTCCGCGTAGATCATCGAGCGCACCAGCGGGTGACCCTCGCCCCAGCGGGCCATCTGCTCATCGATCCACTCCTTCCGGATATGCGGACAGTCGTAAGCGGTCACCGTGAACGTCTGCCACTTGCCGTCATTCCGCCTGAAGACATCGTAGAAGTACCCGGAGCTACCGCCCGGGCTGCTCATCAGAAGGGTCCGCGTCGGCTGGCACCGCTCCATCGACTGGAAAATCCCATCCGGTACCGCCTTCGCCTCATCGACTATGTACATCAGGTCGTTGCTCGGACCCTGCACGTGCCAGCCCTCCGCCTTCTCCGGGTTGCTCGCGCTGAACCCGATGCACCGACTCACCAGCTCCTGACCATCCACTTTCTTCGGGTACACGTAGCGGATCTCACCATCCTTGATCGAGAAGCCGTTCTCCTCGCCGCCCAAGCCATTGATCATCTTCCTCAGATGAGGCCACAGAGCGTCGGCCACCTGTCGGTACACGCCAGCCGTACAGACGACCAAACTCCCCGGCCAGCGGAGCATGTGCCAGATCACGGCGCTCGCGGCCACCATGCTCGTCTTGCCCGAGCCGTTAGCCGCCTTCAGCGCTACCTTCGAGTGCTTCTCGTTCAACGCCCCGAGCACCGCCTCCTGCCAGGGATATACATCGCGTAGGCCAAGCATCATCTTCGGGAAGTTCTTCAGCTGCTGCGCCTCCTCCAGGAGCTTGCGCTGCTTCCACGCAGGGATGTGAGAACCCATTCCGAGTGAAGGGGATTTCTTCCGCTTAATTTGCTTGACTGGCATAAAATTGGGGTAGGTGCGGGGAGGGGGTATACAGGTAACACCCACCCCCCTCTTGGGGGTGGTCCCCCCCCGTGGTCTATTTACCGCCTCCGAAGGCTCCGAGTAGGGCTCCGCTTACCGAGAGTTCCTTCCCTCCTTTGCCG